TAAATCAATGACAGAAGGGTAATTAAGAGTTACCCATGATGTCATGTGTGCCGCTGTCTACCGTTAAAACGTACATTAATTAGGCTATAAACGGACATAAAAACCCCTTTATTTTGGATTAATGTACGTTTTAATGGATGTTTTTTTCAGAGAACAAATCTACTGCTTTATTGCCTGCATCAGGCTGACTGTCATCCAAGAATCTTGCATAGTGTTTAGTCGTTGTTGTGATGCTTGCGTGACCCATTTGTTTACTTATCCAAGCCAAAGGTTCACCGGCTGATAACATCCAGCTCGCATAGGTGTGTCTAGTTTGGTAAGGATTTCGGTAGCGGATACCAACTCTCAACAATGCCCGTTTCCATGCTTTTCTTATTTGAGTATCACCAGTGAACGGTTTTCCTGTTTTTTCATTCAGAAAAATATGTTTACCGGATAAAAAAGTAAAAGCCTTTTGACTTGATAATGCTGATAAAGCAGGGCTTAATAATTTTACTTCCCGTTTTCCAGTTCTGGTTTTTGTTACCTCGTCTTTTTTAGACGCTTGTGTTTTAGCCCGTTTAATTAAAATAGCGCCACGATTAAAATCAACATCACCCCACTGTACGGCTATCAGTTCACTCGTTCTCAATCCTGTCCATAGGGCAAACTGCACCAAGTTTTTATACGATCCCGAAAGGCTCGCCAGTAGTTTTGTTGCTTCCGATCTGTCAAGTGGATCAACAAAATCATCTTTTAGCTCTTCGAGAATGGTGTATTTAAATGCTGCTAAGGGGTTTGTCGTAATCAATTCATCATCAACGGCTAACTGAATCGCAGAACTTAGCGGCTGAGTATAGCTACGAATAGATTTATTGCAGACAGTCAGTGTTTTACACCAATCTTTGACATCGACTTTTCTTATTGCTTCAGCAGCATAGTTGCCAAATACTTTTTGAAGCATTGTGACTCGTTTTTTGTAAGTCTGGTAACTGCTGGCCTTAGTCTGCTTTTCTTTTTCATCTAACCAGCGATTTAGGCAATCAGACACCAATAAAACCTTATCTACTTTTTCAATAAATCTAGTGGCGTGTTTTGAGTCTGGAAATGTTTTTGCATAATCAAATGTACCAGACTCAATTTCATTGATAACGGTTTCACGAAACAGCGCTATCTTTCTAAAGTTTGCATCAGTTGGCGCACATTTGATGCGTTCGCGGCATCGCTTAGATTGATAGGTGAACTCGATTTGGATTGAGTTTTCAGTCGCTTTGCGGATGCCCGTGCCATCTCTTGCCATTTTGTATCCCACCATTCCAGATTAATTAACCTAATCTTATCAGAATAGTATACCCAAGCAATTCCTTCAGGCCACTCATTAGCTCGGCATTTTCGTTGTGCCTCCTCTCGCCTAATGCCTGTTTGTGACTCAAAAGCATCGACAGTCACCCATTTAGCCATCTCTTTTCTCCCTCTCTTTTAACATTGACTCCATTACAGACCACCAACCAGCACGGTTTTGGTTTTTAATTGAACCCTCAGTGCTTTTATCTTTTTCTCTAACGCAAGACGTTTATCTCGTTCCATGTGAAAATTATTTCTATCTTTTACGTTGTCTGCCCTAAACTGCGCTAAAGGCGAAATTTCATTAGACCATGGAAATCTAGTTTTTAGTGATATAGTCAATTCTCCACAGGTATGATTCCTTTTTGTTTCTATATGGACAGGGTATCTTGCACATACCCCAGGTTCTTTTTCATAGTCAGTATAACGATCTTTAGCTTTATCTGACCAGTGCGCACAGTAACCACAACTCATTAAACTACCCTCCTAATAGAGCCACACACTATATTTTCTTTACTCATCATCTACCCCTATACCGTGTGCTTTTTCAGCAAACTTAACACCCTTTACAAAAGCATCTCTTGTAACATTGAGCATTGATTGATTACCCTCGCTTATTTGTTGTGGTGTCAAAGGCTCACGCTTTGGTGGTGCTGTGTACAGGGGTATAACATAGCCTCTTAAACTGTTTTTTTCTTCTAGTACATATAACTCAATACTGTCTTGCATCCAAGCAACAGGCTCTACCTTATCGGTAACATCAACGATATGCTCACGATTACTTTTAACCTTATCTATTAAACCTTCTACCGTAACATCTGACACAGGTGACTCTACAGCCAGCTTCATCCGTTCTAAATCAAAGTTGACAGGCTCTTGCTCAGGTTGGTTAAGAAGTACATCATTAACCTCTTTAAATAGCGGATTAAGGTTTGCACCTGCATCAAGCATAAAATCTAAACACCTTTTAAGTAACTCTCTTTCTTTAGACATAAATATCAACCTCTAAACTTGCTGAGAAATGTACGACATCCCCAGCCTCATTCTTGCAATAGCTGAACATGCCATCCAGATTCTCTAAGAAGTAAACCGTGTTTGATTCATCACCTTGAATAGTAAAAAATGTGTCTCTGGGTAAGTTATAGAGTTTCATTAGTAGACTCCCACGCATAAAGACTCTTGCTGTTTACTCACAATGTCACCTCTACTTCCTCACACTCAACAATGTTTAATCTTTCATATTCAGCAACACACTCAATAATGTGTAATCTGTTATATTCAGCGGCAAGCATTTTAAAAACATCCTTGTCTAGCATTTTTCTAGCTATAGATCTAAATTTTTTATCCTCGTTTATTGTGGTTATTAAATGATCGTATTTTTTCTTTTCCTTTCTTTCAATGGAATCTACAATTAATTGCTTGGCTCTTTCTATATTTTCTTCCTTAATTTCTGCAGCGCGTATCTTGGTTATTTTATTTAAACAACGCCTTAAAAAAAATAATCTTCTTTTTGTTGCATTTAATGCCCTAGTTGCCTTTAAATACCAATCATCAACACTAGTCCTGCCATAAATTAAAATCTGGTTATCAATATCGTCTCGTTTATCAATTTCTATTTCAATTAAGTTTTTTAATTCGATCTCATCAAGATATTTATAATCTATTTCTTTATTTTTTAATTCTCCAGCATTGTCATTATTAGTCACAATGTCACCCCCAAAACTAGGATCTGTCATTCTTAAAAGTTTCATGCTGCCCTCTTTGCGGCTTGTTCCAGCCTGACCACGTTAATTAATGCCCGTCTGACTTCTGGGGCTTGTTTGCTATACTTTTCATGTCGATTCAATACAGCTAATTCGGCCCGTGTCACCATTTGCAGGTTCTCTATGTTGACGTTTAGCTTGTCGTCACTGAGAAATAGCACCAGACTTCCTTTTGGTATGGGGCCGTGTACTGATTCCCAAACAATTCGGTGTTTAGCGTCCCACTGCCTCGGCTCTGCTACCTTTATTTCCCAATACCCATCTTTGGTTATTCGTTCGGATCCTACAGAGCGAGTATTGTGGCAGGGATTACCCTTTTTGAAGGTCGTTGAGCTGCTACCATTAACGCCTTTCAGTCCAGTGTTCCAAGGCACATGGCCTTTTTGATAGCCTATGTATTTATGCTGAAATCGACGACGTTTACAGGCTGGAATAATCTGGTCACTGATAAGATTGAGGCTAAACATCCGGTTAAATTGGGCAACAAGCTCGATATTATTAAGCTCATAACGGTTAGCTTTTAACCAGGCTATTTGATAGGGCTGCCACTTATGCGCGTTCATTTTCAAGCATCTTGGGTAAGTCTTTAACGCTACCCATGTTTTTTTGCACCGGACAATATCAAGGGCAAGTTTAGAGTTTGAAATAATGTCACGGGCAATAGAGCTAACCGCTTTGCTGCGTTCAATTTCAGTGCTTAAATAGTCATCGCCTACCGTGTCATCAGTAAGCCTTATCAGTTGATCGAATAAGACATCATTCAATTTGCTTAAGTTATTCATCCCACTTCACCTTTTATTCTTATAATTTGAGTCTTTGGCCTAGAGAGTCGCGCCCGCATACGTTTCATTTCATAACGCCTGCGCATGTACATGGATTCAAAGTTGCCAGCAAAGATCTGCTGGAATGTCACTTGTCCCGTAGCGCCAAACTTTTTGCGTTCTCTGGCATAGATCCAATGTAATATTGTTTCTCTATCGTAGTATTTGGGCTGTTTGCCTCGATTAATGCCTACATCCAGTGTGATGGAGGCGCAAGGTAATTTGCCCCGATCATCCAACACGCCAACATGTTCTTTAGTTACGTTTAGCAGTTCGCCAATTTCCCGTCTTGAAATTAATTTTGATCTATCCATTACAGACTCCTAGAAAGGAATGTCATCATCATAAGCAACATCAGCTTTAGGCGCTGCTTGTCTTGGTGCTGCACCTTCTTTTCTACCGCCTACTAAGTCAATAATATTGGCGTTCAACTCCATGCTGGTTTTAGTCGTGCCGTCTTTCGCTTGGTACTCATTGGTGCGTAATTCACCCGAAATATTGACTTGCTGGCCTTTCAATAAATAGTCTTTCAGGTTGCCTTCGGCACGTTTACCGAACAATGCCACACGAATAAACATGGTGGTTTGCTTATCCCCAAAGCCCTGATTATTAGCGACATTCACGGTTAAAACTGCACCACCACTGGGCAAATAGCGCACCTCACAATCTCTTGTGACTGTACATACTGCGGTGTAAACATTGCTCATATTATTGCCTCTTTAGTTGTTTCTATTAATTGTAAAAATTCGGTTAATCTTTCTTCCAGACTCTTTAGATCAGTCTCGACATCCTTGCGGTGGACTCGGTGGGTGATTAATTGCTTACCCTCTGGAAAGTCAGCGCAGTAACTCACAAAGTCTACCCATGCACGACCTGTGGCGTGTAAATGCCCCATTAACTGCCAGTGGTAAGCTGGGTCATGTGCGCCACGTTTAAGAGTTGCGTAGTGGGTAGTTGAGATAACCGATTTAATCTCGATAATCCCATCATCCCCAACCAAGCCATCCGGTGAACTTCCCCAGGTATCAGACGCAAAGAAACCGCCATTAGTGACAGTAACAAAGTTTTCATGCTCGTAGAGTTCACGGGCAATCGGCTCTTGCTCCTGCCCTCTGAGCATGTGTTCGTTAGTAAAGCTCACACCAGACTTACGGCCTGTCACTTGCTCAAGTGAGAGCTGGAGGGCGTAGGCTTTGGCTGGTTCACCGAAAGCCTTACCAAGGTTAGCCATGAACTTTGACGCATTAGACATGGTGGCTTTACCGAGTCGCATGGCAAACCATTCATCGCTATTTTGCTCGACTTCATGAAATTTAAGCGACATCTCTGCACTCCTCCATTAGTAGGGCTTGGTGTTCAGTGCTTATAATTGCCTTGCTTAATACCGCTTGAAGATTACCATCGCGAATAAAGGCATCTTTAGCGTTTTGCCAGCCTTTCGTATTGGGAACGATTGTTGGTTTAGGTGCTAGAGCTGGTTTATTGCCATTTCCAACCGCTGCATTTGCATCATCATCTTCCTGAGCAAGCCCACAAATAGCTGCCCATGAGTAACGTCTTGCATAAGTACATGTACTGCCTATGGATTGGGCATCATGTTTCATGATCGGCAATGAAAGTGTTTCGCTAATCCATTCACCCGTTGAGTGCAACATCATCGTTTCAACATGCACCATGTCTGTATAAGACAAGAACTGCATAACTGACAAGCCATGCTCTGCTAAGATAGTTTTGCTTACGTTAATAACTTCACTCAAGTCCGCATACTTAGATTTGAAGAATGGATTGGCTGAAGTCTTTTTAGGATTACTCAGTTCCAGTTGTGCTTTTGATAGTGCCAAAGCTAGGTTGGCAATAGATTCTGATTTATTCATTGTGTGCCTCTGTTATAATGTGCGTGGGCTTCTGCTATTGCGTAGCGGTTCCCAAATTCGTTTAAGTAATGTTTATTTGTGAATCTTGGTTCGCGGTGGTTCTCAAAATCAGCCCTAGCCAAGATTTGCATAATCAACTTAATCATGTAAGCACCTCCTCGATATTGCAGTCGTCCGTCAGGAAGAAAACGACTTCGTTAGTCTCGCCCGTTTTATCAACTCCAGTCACACGCATTAACCGGATCATTTTGTCATTGGGAAGAAACAGGTTCTCTTGTTTGAACGCCAAATTTTCAACATAGTGAATACTCATAGAAGTAGCCATTATTCACCCCCAAAAGAATCAACAAGCGACATTGGCGAGATAGGCATACAGTTGCCATCAGCCTTGGCTTGGGTATTGACTAGATAAAGACTCATGAGTAGAACAAAGCCAACAAGCATGACTATTATGAATTTACTATCTGAGGCTGGTTCGTAATGGAACTCCTCGTATTCTTCAACAGGTTGCACAAATACTTTCTTTGCTTCGGACTTGATGAAGTCTTGACGTTCTTTACTTGCGTAATCGTACTTAATCATTTTGTACCCCTTAAAATTATTATTGTTTCGGCTTCACACCGTTTCGGACATTACACGCAAGTGAAATACGTTTAGTTGTCTAAGCTGTATTCATAAGACTGCCTACCAAGCGTCAAGTCTCTCAAAAAAATCCGCGAGATAGACAGTCTTATGAACCCTCAAAAAAGCCCCGTATCGCTACGGAGCAGGTAGGAGTAACAACATGAGGACGTTGTATAAATAGCACTCGTTAAAATGCTATTTGTACAAAGAGCGTTTACTGCTAAGGTCTATCGCTATCAGGCGGCCTTGCAATCCTTCTACGGGGATTTTCCGTTTCGTTGGATGATAATATACGCTAACGTATAAATTAATGCAAACGAATTCGTATATTTTTCAAACAAAATACCACCTAAAGCCACAAGTGATTGATTAATGGGGGGGGATTTATTTTTCGATAGGCAATAAAAAGCCTCGGTTAAGAGGCTTAGGTGGGGTATTGGGGTGGGTTAAAGCTGTTTTAATATCGCGTAAAAGTCTTTTCTAGTCTTTCCGGTGATTGGTGGATACTCTCCACTCATGCAGGGCGCATAGGCATTGTTTCGTTAAAAATGAGATTAGTTTTATGACTAATAAGGCCAGTTAATTTAATGTAGTAATATTCAATCCATGAGGATAATGGAGCGCTTCTATTGATTAATTGAGCGCCATATTCTTTATCTTCCAAAGCCTCTTTCACATAATTATATATTTGTTCTTCCAGTTTTTCCTTTGCTTCAGAGAATGATGAAGCTTGAGCAGCTAATGTAAAATCAACACAAACAGCTATCCACAAGCCTTCTTCTTGTTTTGCGAAGCATCTAATGACTAATTGATTTGGTCTCATATTCTCTCCAAAACTACGGCTGTTAATCAGCACTTGTACCTAGTATAACTTAACTAGGGCAGCAACAATACCAATGGCGACTACCATCATGCTGCCTATTTTTATCGTTAAGCGCTGCTCAAGCTGCACCAAATCCACTTTAGTTGCTAACTCTGTTTGTGCTTCTACTAAGCCACGAACGATAGCACGAGCTTGGTCATGAGGAAGTCCAGAAGATTTTAAATCTTCAACCAGTCTGTCAGTATCAAAACTTATTGTTGTCATTACTAGCTCGCTTTATATTTTGACTATCAGTATAACTTATTTCTTATCATCATTTTGCGGGGTGTTAATTACATTCAAATAGGTGTGATCCCAACGCCCATCCTCATAACCGCTTATTTTGATCGTTCGTGATCTTCCCAATCGTGCTGTACTGCTTCAATAAATTCTTTACTTGCTGGCCCGTCTCCCTGCCGCCTACGGTACGAAGCCAGTGTATAAGGCTGGTTCACCCCCCCCCCCCCCACATTTTCCGGTCGGGGTGTCAAGGGTTTATTTGATTTATTTTCACTAGATTTAGGTGCAAATTCTGGCTGTGCTTTTACTAGCGTGCTAACCATTTGCTCAATTAATTTTCTGTTTTCTTCATTTAGTTTTTCAATATTTTCATAAAGAGGAATAGGCGCTTCTGCTTCTTCAAATCCTCTAAGCGCTGCTTCTGTAGTACCAAGGCCTTTAGCAAGCTTTTGTATCGTACTGCTTCTTGGGTCGCCATGCGTTCCGGATAAAAATCTTTGTATTGTTGGCTGTGGTACGCCCGATCTTTCAGACAATACGGTGGCGTTCCATCCTCTGGAATTCATTTCTTGTTTCAAATTCTTACGCAATATTGTCATGCAACCAATATAAGGCGGATTATTTTCTAAGTCGAATACGTTTGCGTTTGACAAATATACGCTTTCGTATATGATAGGGGCCATGAACATACAAAACGCCTTAAATGAAATTAGAGATAGTGGTCTTACTGAAAATGAGATCAGCGCTATTGTCGATATTCCACAGCCAACGATTAATAGATTGAGGCGTGGTGTGCATCAAGAAACTTCATATATCCGTACAGTAGCAATACAAAAACTTGCTAAAGAAATCCGCCCCGACATTTTTGGTAAATAAACATGGCTAGAGACATCACCACATCGGTCAGGCTTGACGAACCACTCGACAAATTTATAACAGTTATCGCAAAGAACGACAGGCGTACAAAGGCAACTTTGATGTACATGATCATCGAGGATTGGGCTAAGGAACATGATTACACCGAGTGGCTTGATGAAAACGTTGTACCCAGAATACCTAATAAGCGGTTTGATTAGAAGCCCCTAATGTAGAGGGGTGTAGGAAATAATCTACGTTTCATTATTTGTATTTTTAGAAATCTCGTCTAGCGGTATTTATGAGTCAAAAAAGAAACATAGCAGGGGATAAGAGGGCGGCAAGTTTGACTTTGCAACCTCGTCCTCCACAAAGGAATACTTTCGGGCGTGGCTTTGAGTTTACGCCAGCCTTAACCGACATAGATCACTGTGAAAGAAATCGTATTCAGCAGTGTATTGCAATGAGGAATGATTTTAGATCAAAAGCGCCCTAACCAAGGCAAAAGCATAAGTCACGCCTCACTTTAGTTTTACCCGTCTGGGGTAGATAGGCAGGAAACCAGATAGATAGCAGCATCAATAGGGGAGTAGGCCGACCCACTGGATTTGAACCCAGTTAAACACCGCCAACGTGATATTAGGTCTGGTTTTACCTTCGGCATCACATACCGAGAATAAACGAGTGCAAATTATTGATGCTGGACAACGAGGCGCTCAGGCTTCTACGAATAACCTAAGACAGTATAGATATATTCATATCACATACGGTCTTTTTGACTCTAATTCTAGCGATACCTACGACTAATGAAAATTGAAATCTGCACTGAATTTAAAGCACTGATACCGCCACTGTCATTAGAGGAGTACAGCCAGCTTGAGAAAAATATCATTGCTGACGGGTGCAGAGAACCTTTGGTGGTTTTCAATAATACATTAGTAGACGGGCATAACCGCTATGAGATATGCACCAAGCATGATTTGCCATTCAGTATTTTAGAGAAAGACTTTGCTGATAGTGGCGAGGCTAAGTTATGGATGATTGACAACCAAAACGGGCGCAGAAACTTAACAGACGGCTGGAAGTATCAACTAACGCAGTCAAAGAAAGAGATATTGCTAGAGGCTGGCAAAATTGCACAGGTAAGAAAGCCAGAGTATCACGGCAAAGAATGTCCTGAATGTGAGCATTATTGCTGGGCGGCTGACGAGAACTGCACTGAGTGTGACTTTAATTTTATGACTGATTTTGTTTTGTCAGTAGTTGACAAAACAAAACACAACACACGCGACACCATAGCCTCCGAACTAGGCTGGAGTACCGGCAAAGTGGCAATGGCTGACAAGGTTTGGAAGGACGCCACGCCAGAAATTAAAGAACAGGTTTTAACGGGCGAGGTAAGTATTAACCAAGCCTACAAAGATATTAAAAAAGTAGAAGCAAGGGTTGAGAGAGTTAATAAGATTGTAGAGATTAGCCAAGGCAATCAAACCTTAGAGGGTATTGGCAAGTTCCCCGTTATTTATGCCGATCCGCCTTGGCGCTATGAGCATGTAGAAACTGAATCAAGAGCTATTGAAAACCATTATCCAACAATGGAACTTGATGATATTTGTAATATGGATATAAGCGAAATAGCCACAGATGACAGTGTTCTGTTTATGTGGGCAACCTCGCCAAAACTAGAGGAAGCATTGAGAGTTATTAATGCTTGGGGGTTTAGCTATGTAACGTGCGCTGTTTGGGATAAAGAAAAAATAGGCATGGGTTACTACTTTAGACAGCAGCATGAATTATTGCTGGTTGCCAAGAAAGGAAATATTCCAGTACCCATCCCAGCCGCTAGAGTGAAATCAGTTTTAAGTTACAAGCGTGGAGAGCATAGCAGCAAGCCAGAAGAATTTTATTCAATTATTGAAGATATGTATCCGGAGTATAAAAAACTCGAACTTTTTTGCAGAACTCCTCGTGATGGTTGGTCTGTATGGGGGAATCAATCTAATGGTTAATGATTTTAAAGCTGATCTTGAATTTTCACATTTATTTGAGGAAAACCCTATCTGGGATGAAATTTATAAAAAATCATTTCCGACAATGATAGAGAAAATCTCATACAAGTCCGATGGTTTTTGGCAAAGAGAAGGGATTGATAGAGGTATCGTTTTAAGCAATACCAAGCAAGTTTTTATTGATGAAAAAGTAAGAGGAAGAAACAAAAAAACTGGTCTTGTTTACGATGATATTGCGCTTGAATATTTATCGTCAAAAGAACAGAGCAAGCCTGGGTGGGTATGTAAGCCTTTAAGAGCTGACTATATAGCTTATTTAATAGCGCCATTAGGCAGATGTTACATGCTTCCAGTCATACAGCTTCAAGCGGCATGGCAAAAATACGGTGAACAATGGATTAATAAATATCCAAAAATACCAGCTTCAAACATAGGCTATACAACCATGTCGGTTGGCGTACCAACAGCAATTTTATTTAAAGCATTAGGTGAGGAATTGAGGATTAATTTTAATCCATTTGAGTTAGAACAAGTAGAACAAGCAGCATAAAAAAGCCGGTCATTCCCACGAAGAAAGTAACCGGCTAATCATCCAACAACAGGAATTATACATGAAATTAAGAGACTACCAAAACCAGATAATAAAAGACAGCCGTCAATCTTATGGCAAGGGCAATAGACGGATTATCTTACAAATGCATGTAGGCGCTGGAAAAACCGTAGTAGCGGCAGAAATAGCCCGTTCAGCGGTTAGCCATTACAAGAAAGTATTGTTTTTAGTGCCACGCAGACAGTTGGCCTATCAAGCGGTGCAAACCTTTACGAATTATGGCATTAACACGGGCTTAATCATGGCAGGTGAAAGGCCTTTCGGTATGCCATTACTACAAGTTGGCAGTTTTGACACCATTACCAGTCGCGTAAGTTCGGGGGCAATGCAGTTACCGGCTGCGGATGTGGTTATGGTTGATGAGGCTCATGCGTGTTTTAGTCAGGCACGACTGGAATTATTAAAGAAGTATCCGTTAGTGATTGGCATTACTGCAACACCGGCACTGGCAAACGGTAAAGGCATGGGCGCATTTTATACCGATATAGTCGAGGGTTTATCTATGGCGGCTATGGTGGATCAAGGCTATTTAGTGCCAATGAAATACTACGGGGCTGATGCACCTGACTTGGCTTTGGTGAAACTCAACGCAGACGGTGACTATCAGGAAAAGGGCTTGGCAGAAGCTACCGACAAGCCTGAATTGATTGGTTCCATTTATACGAATTACAAACGCATTGCCGGTGATAGAACCACGTTGATATTTGCGGTCAACTGCAAACATGCCCAGCACATTCATGATGAATTTATGCGTCATGGGGTATCTTCTGAATATATTGACGGCTCAACACCCACAGAAGAACGGGAGGCAATAAAAGCCCGTGTTATGTCCGGTAAAAGTAAGGTGATCGTCAATATAGGCGTTATGGCGTTCGGTACTGACTGGCCCATTATTTCTTGCGTCATAATTGCCAGAGTCACGCGCAATATTTCAAGCTGGATACAAATGATTGGGCGTGGATCGCGCTTATATCCAGATAAGCAAGATTGCCTGGTTATTTATCACGGGGATAACTTTGACGACTTGGGGCGCATTGACGATCCGATTGAGTGGACGCTAGACGATAAGTCAACGATACGCGAACGCAAAGAAGCGGCACAAAAAGCGGCTAAAGAACCAAAAGATATTAAATGTAAATGTGGTTATGTGTTTCGGGCCAGTCGTGTTTGTCCTTCCTGTGGTTTGGCAATGATCCAAAAAGGTGAGGCCATACCGTTTCATGAGGCTGAACTTAAAGAGTTAAAGAAACCAGCTCCAGCAATAAAGGCTGATTGGTACGCACAATTTCTCTATATCAGCAGAAGCAAAGGTTACAAGGACGGTTGGGCGGCTAATAAGTTTATGGAGAAATTCAGTGAATGGCCTCATAAGAAAAATGGCGTTATGCCCATACCACCGACACCCGAAGTATTGGGTTTTATGCAGCACTTGAATATTAAAAACTCACGGGCAGCAGCATGAGAGTTGATATTAAGCAAGAGTGTATAGGCCGTTGGGCGCCCATTCTGACAAATTTGGGCATAAACGCGCAGTTATTCAATGGTAAGCATCAACCTTGTATCTTTTGTGGCGGTAAAGATAGGGCTAGGTGGGATAGGGCAAAAGAATTTTATTACTGTTCACAATGCGGACAGAAACAGCCAATCGACATGGCGATCGAACACACCGGATTGTCATTTAAAGAAACCACCAACTTAATCAGGCCGAACGTAATGACTACACCGCTCCAGATCGTTAAGCCTGCCGATACAGAAAAAGCCGAGGCCAGAATACGCAAGATTCATGCAGGGTTAAAACAGATTACCCCCGATTCAGCAGTATTTTTATACCTGGCTAAACGCGGCATCACAGTCTTACCCGATCATGATTGCTATGAACACCCCAGCCTAGATTATTGGGAGGAGGGCGTTAAAACCGGCAGTTATCCGGCAATGGTATCGGTATTTAGAACACCAAAGGGCGAAGTGTCGACCTATCACATTACTTATGTGACCAAGGAGGGGGAGAAAGCACCCGTACAAATACCTAGAAAGATATTACCCGTTATGCGTCCAATGGTAGGGAGTGCTATTAGATTATTTGAGGCCGAAGAAGTATTAGCCATTACGGAGGGCATAGAAACCGCGTTATCAGTTCGACAAGATCAAAACATACATTGTTGGGCGGCTGGATCAGCACAAGCAATGGTTAATATCGTTATTCCTGAGACTGTCAAAGTCGTGTGGATTTATGCCGATTCAGACGAGAGCTTTACCGGACAGAAAGCGGCCTATGACTTGGCTAACAGATTGAAGGTAAAAGAGGGCAAAACCGTTCGAGTCGTTACTTTAATCAATCAAGAAACCGTTGAGGATTATGGGCGCAAATGCGATTACAACGACTATGTGATTATGAAAGCGGCTAATTGACTGAAAATGCAAGTATTAACGGACAGCCTAGAAAGCACATTCGGCATACAAGCTAAAGCCATGAGACACAAGGGAAAAGTATTAATGAATGAAGGTAAGTTTCAGGGCGTTAGAGATATGACAGTACCGAAGTCGAGGGTTAGCTGGTGAAAGCAACCTTTGTTATAGACAGTGACCGTAAACACTTCCATGCAATAAAGACGATTAACGATCTGCCGACTGATGGATCAATGGAAGTTGTCATTCAAAAGCACGTTAAGAAACGCACCAGTGGACAGAACCGTTATCAGTGGAAGGCTATCTTGGGTGACATATCCAGACAAGTGCGAATAGACGGCAAAGGCTACACACCTAAAATCTGGCACGAACACTTGAAAGGATTGTTTCTGCCGGATGTACCCAGCGAAGAATTGACTTTGCCAAGTTATGTGAAATGGGAAGAAATGCCAGACGGAACGCTCAAGATGGTCGGCAGCACAACGAAATTAACGACTAAGGGCATGAGTATCTATTTTGAAAAACTCTATGCCTATGCGGTGACTGAGTTGGACGTGAGGTTTACAGCAAATGTTTAATGACTATAGAGTTAATTTAAAAATTAGAAACGCTAATTTATTAAGAGCAATAGAAGAATCGGGAGGCGTTAGTGGGAAAATTTTTTGTGAAAAAATAGGCATTTCATATCCTACTTTATTTAGATATGTGAATTTAATTAGATCGCCACTTTATGAGAGCGGTAAGCTTAAGCCGTGTGCGCTTAAACTTTGCGAATATTTAAATAAATTACCTGAAGAACTTTGGTCGCTTGAACAGCTTACACCCATTGAAAAAAACAATTTTGAGGCTGAGGTTAGTTTCAGTCAAATGCAACAACTAACAGCTTCAAGCAATCCACTGCGCTCATTAGAAAGAGAGCAAGCAATAGACGCTTTTGATAATGCCATTTCAACTCTCACAAGCAGAGAGCAGAAGGTATTAAATCTTAGATTTGGGATTGATGGCGAGAAGTTGATGCTCGATGAAATTGCTAAAAAATTTGATGTTAGCCGTACGCGGATTATGCAAATCGAGCAAAAAGCCCTTCAAAAACTTCGCCATCCAGATAGAGGTATGCACGAAGTCCATGAAATGTTTACGAGTAACTTATGAGTAAATTACGAGTAACTTATGAGTAAATTACGAGAAAGCGCACGTGGACAAGAGTGCTTAGTCAGATTGCCGGGTGTTTGTAATCGCAATCCTGAAACAGTTGTGCTGGCTCATTTAGGTGGTGGTGGTATGGCATTGAAGAAACATGACTTACAGGGTGCATTTTGCTGTAGCAGTTGCCATGACGAAGTAGACAGGCGCACTTGGGTATTCGAAAAAGATTATACAGAACTGGCGCACCGTCAGGGTGTTGAGAGAACGCAGAACTATTGGATAGAGAATGGCATGGTAACAACACGATGAAATTACACCTACCGTGGCCTCCTAAAGAACTATCACCCAACGCTCGCGTTCACTGGGCAAAGAAAAGCAAGGCCGCGAAAGGTTATCGTTTGCAATGTTGCTTGATGACAAAAGCCGCGAAGGTTGTTGTGCCAGAAACAGAAGGCAGATTACATCTGTGGATAACATTCTATCCACCGGACAAAAGACAAAGGGATGACGACAACATGATAGCGAGTTTTAAAAGTGGTCGTGACGGCATAGCAGATGCGCTTGGGATTAATGATTGTCGATTCATCACGCACCCATTTGTTAGTGATGACATTGGTAATTTTATTAAAGTATCAATAACAGGTGGACAGGATGATTAGTTGGATTATTTTACCGTTTTATTTAACGATGATTTTTATGATGTATGCAATCTATAAGGCTTGGGGAAATGATGATGGATGACATGGATGATCTAAACAACAACTTTCTTTTCAATGAGTGCCGAAAGACATTCAGACGAAACCCAACAGGGGAAGAGGAAGAGCTATTTAAAACTAAGTTCTGGGAAGTAGTTGTAGAAGAAGGTTTAAGTCCTATCCAAGCTCGATATAGAGCATTTGCAAAGGTAATCAAATGAAACAGCACTATAAAGATATGCCGATTGAACCATTCACATTAATGGAAAGGTTACTAACAGCCGAAGAGTTCATTGGATTCATTAAGGGCAACGCTATTAAATACTCACTCAGAGCAGGAAGGAAAGAGGGCAGTAATGATGATGCCGCTAAAGCACTCGATTATCTGGCGATGCTGGATGATTTTATATGACCTGTTGGCCGATGCTTACGTTTAGCCCAATCAACCTATTCAATGCGCCAGTACGGGTAGCACACTGCAAACACACGCACTGGGCAACGTATGTCAGTTGGAAAAAACGCACCTGTGTAGATTGTGGCTTAGACAAGCCGCTATACGAAATAGAAATTCAACATCAGAGATAGGTAAAGGAATGGACATGGAACTGCTTACAGGATTAATCGCAATCTGCATTGGAATTATCGGGGTAACTATGTGCCTTGTTAAGTATGCGCTGATAAAATTCAATGATTTGTGGGATGACGATGGCGCTTAAGACGAGTAACAAGAATAGAAAGAAGATTGCTAAGTTTAAAGCCGATGAGAGTTCTTATAAATATTTAGAATATAAACAATAACTTATAGTCAATAAGTAATGTAAGTTATTAGAAAGTTGATATAAGTGATTGATTTAATATTATATGTAGTATAATGAAGCCAAATTAATACTATTTGTAGTGTTTATGGATAAATTGGTCGATCAATTAAAGCGGCACGAAGGCTTCCGAAAACAGGTCTACCTTTGTAGCGGTGGCAAAAAGACGATTGGTTATGGTTACAATCTTGAAGCAAACCCACTTCACTTATCCAGCATAGAAATATCCCAAGCACACACCAAAGGCATTAATGAGGTAGAAGCAGAGAGATTGCTAAAACTCATGATTACTCAATGCCGTCACCAGCTCGAAGTAACCCTCCCATTCTTTTCCAAGCTCGACACAGTAAGACAAGACTGCTTAATCAATATGGTATTTAATATTGGTCTGGCTGGACTGCTTAAATTCAAGAAATCATTATTGCTTATTGAAGCTGGTGAATACTCCCAGGCATCTATTGAGCTACTTAATAGTAAGTGGGCTAAAGACGTAAAGGGAAGAGCATTAGAGCTATCCACACAGATGAAGAGTGGTGAGTATGGCGCTTGATCCGTTTACAGCAGGATTTGATCTAATCAAGACTGGACTGGATAAGTTCTTTCCAGACGCTGACCTTGAGTTAAAGGGAAAGCTAGAAGCCGCAGCAAGTGAAATCAACAACAGCTATCAGTTACAGCTATCACAGTTAGAAATCAACAAGGTCGAAGCAGGAAGCACATCAATATTCGTTTCAGGCTGGCGACCAGCAATCGGTTGGGTTTGTGGCGTTTCATTACTCTATGCTGCATTAGTTGAGCCTATCGCACGTTTCATCGCTACCGTCCTGTTTACTTACACGGGCTTGTTCCCAATTATTAACACCGAATTAACCTTGCAAATATTACTAGGTCTCCTTGGCTTGGCTGGTATGCGCTCATTCGAGAAATCAAAAGGCGTAACTAAATGAGTGACAGTTCTATCTTAATGCCGGTTATCGGTGGTCTTATCTCAGTGCTGATTATGATTATCGGCTGGAGTGCTAACCAACTTAACTCAAGACTAACGGATATAAACGAGACGCTGATCTCAATCGAACGCGACATACGCAAAGAACTCAGTGCGATTGAATCTCGGTTATCAGTTGTGGAAAGTAGGATCAAGTAGATGCTAACGCCCAAGCAAGAAGCATTTGCTATTGCTGTCGCTAGTGGAATGACACAGGCTGATGCTTATCGTGAAGCGTTTACTGTTAAGCCAACTACTAAGCCTGAATCTGTGCTTCAACTAGCATCAAGACTTATGGCAAAAGTCAACATTAGGTCAAGGGTTGATGAACTCAAGAAACCTATCATTGAAGCCGCTGGAATTACGCTAGAGTCACACCTTGCCAGACTCGAACACTTAGGCAAGAAAGCAGAAGATGCTGAGAGTTTTACAGCGGCAATATCTGCTGAAGTAGCGCGAGGAAAGGTAGCACAGCTTTACACAGAACGCATAGAACACACAGGCAACTTCTCAATAGGTGTTCGCATCAATGGCAAGTGAAACTATTCATATAGATGCTGACGTGGACATTCCGCAAAAGATGATCCCGTTTATGCAACCTATGCGATATAAAGTAGCATACGGTGGTAGAGGAAGCGGCAAAAGCTGGACAGTTGCACGACTCCTCATCGTTAAAGCCTTAGAGAAATCAACTCGCATACTCTGCGCAAGAGAGATGCAAAACTCAATACAAGAATCTGTCCACTACTTGCTAAAGAAGCAGATAGAAGAGATGGGTTTTTCTGATCTGTTCACGATCCAACAAAACCGCATCACCTGTAAAAATGGCAGTGAGTTTGTCTTTGCCGGTATCCGTCAACAATCTATCGTCAATCTGAAATCATTTGAATCGTGTGCTATCTGTTGGGTGGAAGAGGCACAAGTGGTGACCAAGAAATCTTGGGATGCTTTAGTGCCGACTATTCGCTCACCAGGCTCAGAGATATGGATCACGTTTAACCCTGAGTTAGACACAGATGAAACCTATCAACGGTTTGTACTCGATCAATCAGATGATTCCTTTGTTGTTAATGTCAATTACTCTGATAACCCTTGGTTCCCCGAAGAGTTGGACAAAGAACGTATTAGCTGGCTTAAACGTGATCCAGAAGGCTACAAGACTGTTTGGGGCGGTGAATGTCGTCCTGCGGTTGAAGGTGCAATCTACGCCCATGAGATAGCCAGACTGTTACTCGATAAACGGCTTTGCAATGCACCCTACGATCCGATGCTAAAAGTCCATACCGTCTGGGATTTGGGCTGGAATGATTCCATGTCAATCGCTATGGTGCAACGCTCAGGCTCTGGTGAAGTTAGGGTTATAGATTACATAGAAGATAGTCACCGGACACTAGACAGTTATGTCGATGAGTTACGCAACAAGTCATACAACTGGGGAACTGATTATATTCCGCACGATGGTAGAAGCCGTGACTTTAAGTCTGGCAAGTCTACCGAAGAGATACTACAGCAACTAGGTCGTAGCGTTACTGTGCTTGGCAGGGATGATGTCGAAGAAGGCATACGATCAGCACGGCTAATGTTTGGCAGAGTCTACATCGATCATAAGGCGGCAATGCTGCTTAACCAACTCAAACGCTACAGACGCACACAGAATCAATCAACTGGTACATTTGGTGCGCCCCTGCACGATGACAGTTCTCACGGTGCTGATTGCTTTAGATATATAGCGATGAGCGAGCCTGACATGACAAACGACACTTGGAATGTAGGTCGATTGGATTACAGCTACTTAGAAAGAGGAATTATTTAGATGGCAAAAATGACGGATAGTGAAATTCTCACCATCATCACCAATGAGATGAGCAACGCTAACATCACAACTAATACTGCGCCATCGCTTCAAGTACCACTGAGCTATTACCTTGGGCTTCCGCTAGGCACTGAGCAAGAAGGACGCTCTGCTATCGTCTCGACAGATGTTGCAGATAGTATTGAGTGGATCATGCCTCAGATCATGCGCTCTTTCACGCAATCAAACGAGGTTGTGGTATTTGATCCGGTTAATGAGGGTGACGAACTCCAAGCACAGATCGAGTCAGAGTATATCTATGACGTATTGATGAAGCAGAACGATGGCTTCACCTTGCTGCATCAGTTTATTAAAGATAGCCTCATGCAACGTAACGGTATCTTAAAGGTGTACTACGAGGAAGCCGAAGAGGTTAAGACTTATAACTATACCGGCTTAAACGAAGATCAACTCGCTATCATCTTGAACGAGAAGAACGCTGAGATTATTGAGATGTCTCCGGTAGAAGTACCGTCAGATGATCCCATGCAACCGCCTAGCATGAGCTTTGACGTTAAGATCAAGGTATCGAACAACATCGGTAAGATTTGCATTGATCCAGTCGCACCGGAAGAGTTCAGGGTCAACTCACAGCACAACAATATTAGCTTAGCTAACGCCCGTTTCACTTGTCACATAGTCAACAAGACGCTCTCTGATCTACGCGAGGAAGGCTATCGTGATGAAGATATAGAAGAGTTGGTTAGCTCCGATCTACTGCGCTCGGCTTACCGATTCAACATGCAAGGCGAGTCAACGCAAGTACCCAGCACAACCACAGGTGATGAAGCAAATCGACTGATCGAGATTGCTGAGTGCTACATGAAGCTCGACATTGACGGCTCAGGCATCACACAGCTAATGAAGATCACGGTGGCTGGTGTTGATACTCCGACACTGATACTAAGCAAAGAGGCTGTTGATTGTGTGCCTTGGATTGCTACGACAGCGATTCTAATGAGCCACAAGTTCCAAGGGCTATCAATCTTTGACCGCCTCAAGTCTATCCAAGACAACAAGACTGCCATAATAAGAAACATTATGGATAACATGTACTTGCAGAATAATCAGCGCAACGTGGTGCTGGAAGGGCAAGTCAACCTCGATGATTTGTTAGTCTCTAAGCCGGGTGGATTGATTCGTGCCAAACGTCTTGACGCTATCATGCCGCTCGCTACTCCAGCTCTCGGTTCAAGTGCTTTCGACATGATGAGATACTTGGACGAAGTACGGGCAGGAAGAACGGGCGTATCTGCTGACGGCACAGCAAGTCCTGAAGATATTGGTGATGGCATCGGCTCGCAAGGTGTCGCTCGTATCATGACAGCGAAAGAAGAACTGGTTGGCTTAATCATCCGCGTTATCTGTGAGACTGGTATCAAGCCTTTGTGCGAAAAGATCAGAGACCTAGTGACTGAGCATGTTGATACCATCCAAGACTTTAAGTTCAGAGGTCAATGGGTGAAAGTAAACCCTGCAACATGGCCCACTCGTACTAAAAGCACAGTCAGAGTTGGAACCGGCACAGGCGACACACAAGCCAAGCTAATGGCGATTCAGCAGATACAAATGCTGCAAGAAAAAATCATGGCTATACCTGGTCAGGCCCTGACTAACCCCTCCAAGATATACGCAACGATAGACGACTTCTGCAAGTTCTCAGGGCTTGATTCAGCTAACAAGTATTTCGTTGATCCATCGTCTCCACAAGGCCAACAAGCCTCTCAGCAAGCAGGACAGCAACAACAGCAACAACAACAGCAAGCACAGCAAGCCCAGATGGAGCAGATGCGTATGCAAGCTGAACTGGCTAAGAGTGCTACGACTACAGCAGAAGCACAGATGCAGAACGTGACGATGAAGGGTCAAGTTGAGATGGCTAAACATCAGCGTGATATGGAGCAACAAACATTTAAAGCTCAACTGGCTGGACTGACGGCTGAACTGGAGAAAGCCAAGGCCGTTCAAGGCGCTGAAAAAGATATGGAAGAGATGCAGTTTAAGTACGAGCAACTCTATACCCAAGTGGCACTAAAGCTAACCGAGATCGAGGCATCATCTGCGACAGATCAAGACGCTAACTACATCCGTAACGAAGATATGATCGAGCAAGATGACCGAGGCATGTATGACAGTTGAGGAGCAGATTGATTTTGGTGGACGTGCTGAACGGGCTTATCACACCTACTTCAAGGCGTACTTTGAGAACCGTTACGAGGGCTTATACGAGAAGTTTAAGTCTGATGAAGCTGAAGAATTACTGGCTATTAAAGCCGAACTAAGAGCGATCCAAGTGGTTGAACGTGACCTACTGAACGCTATTGACACTGGGCGACTTGCCCGAATACAAACACAGGACACACTATAAATGAGTGAAGAATCTACTACTTCAACGGCTGAACTATCAAGTGATGCTGGAAGCGTAAATGCTGTTGACCAAATATCTGAGCTGTTGTTTGGCTCTGAAGAAACCCCTGCCAAAAAGAAACTGACTGAAGAATCTGAGGAGGCTGATACCCAACCAGACGATTCTACCCAAGAAGATGAGGAAGGCGCAGAGGAAGAAGAAGAGGACGCAGATGCGGAATCTGATGAAGAAGTAACTTGGGCTAAAACCTTGGGCGTAGATGAGAAGAGTGTCGTGCTAGATGAAGATGGCAACCTTTCCGGTATCAACGTCAAAGTCGATGGCAAAGTTAATACAGTGGGCGTTAAAGACTTGATTGCTGGCTATCAGTCCAATAAGAGCAATACCAACAAATCAAAGCAACTGGCAGATGATCGCAGGGAATTTGATGAAGTGAAGTATGCAGTAGTGGGCGAATACACCAAGAAGATCGAGACCATAGACGCACTGACTGGACACCTAAAGAAGAACCTACTCGGTGAGTACGCCAATGTCGATTGGAACAAACTGCGTTATGAAAACCCTGGCGAATATGCTGCCGCTGTTCAAGACTTTAATTTCCGTAATCAGGAAATAGAAAGCATCATGAACGCTGTCGCTAATGAGCGTGGGGATATGAGTAATCAGATGGGTGCTGAACAACAGCAACTCAACCAAGAGTATGTAGTAGGCCAAGTAGAAAAAGTGCTGGAGAAGAACCCTTCATGGGCTAACCCTGATGAGTTTAAAAAAGCACTCGGCAAGATGACTGATTTTCTGGGTTCCGCGTATGGATTTAGCCAACAAGAGTTTGCCAATATCCAAGACGCAAGAATCTTAGAGATCGTGAAGGACGCGATGGCGTACAGATCGAGCAAAGAGTCAGCCAAAACTAAGATGGCGGTAAAGGTTCCTTCTTATCAGAAGAGTACCGGCAAGTCATCGAAAACAGTAAGCAAGCTCCAACAACTGACACAGCAAGCGCATAACGCAAAAGGTTATAGCAAACGTGCAGCGGAGACAGATGCCGTAGCAATGTTGCTCGGTGGATTATAAATTAATTTAAGGGTATCGAAATGAGTACAGCAAATTTAGACGCTGCAACACTTAAGGGCGTAGTTCGAGGCGGTTTAATCCGTGAAGATGTCATGAACGCTATTTGGGATATAAGCAAAATCCCATTGCCATTTACTGACGCAGTCGGTTCTGAAACATCTAAAAACCCGTACAAAGAGTGGACTACTGATGCACTAGCTGCACCTAACTTAACCAACGCGGTTATTGACGGCTCTGATGCTTCAGGCAACAACACTGTATTAGGTTTAAGAGTCGGTAATCATCACCAAATCTCTACTAAAGTGGTTCGCACCTCTTTTAGAGCTGATGAGTCAGACACTATTGGTCGTACTAAAGAATTGTCATATCAAATGATGCGCAGACAGCAAGAGCTAAGACGTGACGTTGAAGCGATTGTACTGACTAACCAAGCCTCATTTGCTGATACAGGTTCTGCGGCTGGTAAGGCTGGTGGTTTACCAACTTGGTTGACTACTAACTTCTCTGCTGGTGCAACTGGCGCTGTTGGTGGTTTTCAATCATCAGGTGTAACTGCTCTTAGAACATACGGTACTGCCCGTGCATTGACTGAAACATTGGTTCGTGACGCTGTGCAGTCTGTTTATACACAAGGTGGCGATCCATCAATCATGATGTCAGTGCCTGGCACAATCCGTAAGTTCAGCGAGTATTTATTTACTTCATCTGCCAGAGTCGCAACTCTGATGTCTGACCAAGGTAAAGATGCTTCTGCTGCGACTGCGTTAGGTTCTGTCAATGTTTTCGTGACTGACTTTGGTACTTTAAAGTTAGTGCCTAACCGCTTGCAAACTCCTTACACTGGAACTGCTGGTTCTACTACGGGTGTTTATGCCGCAAATGGCGTATCTGCTGACGTGTTTATCATTGATCCTTCTTACTTAGCCATGACTTATATGAAAGGCTACCGTACTGAAGAATTGGCTAAAACAGGTTTGGCAGAGAATCGTCAAATGTCGGTTGATTGGTCTTTGATTTGTAATACTGAAAAATCTCACGCAATCATTGGTGACATCACTATTGCATCTGCTGTAACTGCATAATCTGACGGCCCATCTTAAACGGTGGGCCATCTTTACGAGGAATTAAGATGGCTGAAGCAAAAGAAGTAAAAGCAAAAACAGTAAAGGTGAAGAATATCTGGGAAGCAGCTATCAATTTCGAGACTTGCACACTAGCACCAGGCGAAGAGGGAACTATCTCACTCGCTGAGGCTGAGGCACTCTCCGCATACGTTCAAAAGGTCTAGTAATGGATAGCGTCATCAAGAGTGATATGCACTATGACAATCACTCAAATACACTGACACATATCACCACGCAGCCTACCGAGAATCTCATCTTGGCACGAAATGCCCAGATGCGTAATAACCCTGGCATATTGCATGACTTGGGCGCACAGAGTGGAGAATCATTCGGCAGGATGGTGGCGACCATACCGTTCATTATGTTCGAGAAAGCAATCAGGGCTGGCTTTGATCTGAACTGCCCAGACAGCAAGATTGCTGGTAAAGAGATGCACCGATTCCTACAGTCGTCTGACGGCAAGTTGTGCTTAGTGCAGGGTAAAAGCTGATGGCTAAGTTCTTAGACTTTGCGCGGAATGTCTATGCAGGAAATAAGAACCCTGACGGTGGACGTTTAGGGCTTAAAGGACTCGGCAAGACTCAGATAGTCACACCACAACTCATTGGGCTAACACTAGCACAAGCAACTAATGCCCTGCAATCGGCTGGCTTAGTATTGGGAACAGTAACACTAACAACTGGCCCAGTGACAGCACAAAGCACAGCAGTCTATACCAAGGTCAATCGTGGCACTGTTATCAACATTACCCTTACTTCATAGGAACAAACATGACTACATCTGTTTACTCAAAATACACCGCTGGTGTTGAATCACTTTTAGAAAACGGCAATGCTGCAACTGATGTCTGGAAAGTAGCACTATCAAACACCATCAACTTAGCTAATACAACATTTGTTGCTGGCACAACAGATTTACCGACTGCTGGAGGCTATACCGCTGGTGGTAATACTTGTACAACTACCTCATCATCGCAGAGTGCTGGACTGTTTAAACTTGTTCTGGCAAGTCCTGCAACATGGACATCCACTGGCGCTGGCTTTACTTACAGGTATGCAATTTTATATAACTCAACTTTAAATATACCGATTGGTTCTTGGGATTATGGATCAAGCCAAACTGCAACAGCAGGAGAAACTGTGCAGATTGTACTCGATGCCACTAATGGCGTATTTCAAGTAACTTAAGGAAATTAAATGGCACTCGTACTTAATGATCGTGTTCGTGAAACAACATCAGTAGTTGGTACTGGTGCTGTAAATTTATTAGGCTATGTTGGTGGGTATCAAGCGTTTTCTGTAATTGGAAATGGTAACACTTGCTACTACACAATTTCAGACCAAGTTGGTCTTAACTGGGAAGTTGGTATTGGTACTTATTCATCTTCTGGTAATACACTTGCTCGTACTACTGTTTTAAAGTCATCAAATTCAAATAACCTAGTTAGCTTTACTGCTGGCACTAAAGATGTATTTGTAACCTACCCTGCTGAAACCGCTGTATCCGGTGGGGGCGGTGGCACATATCCAACAGTACAACCAACCCTTAACTTAGACTTTGCCAACAGCAAAACCGTAGACCCTCGCATCACGTTCGTGCGTAACAGCACAGCTGCGTATTATGACGGTCAGACCAGTGCAGTGGCTGAGCAGAATTTGTTATTGCAGAGTCAGACTTTTGCTACTACTTGGGTAGCATCTAATGCAACGCTTGGTTCTTTAACAACTGCACCTGATGGAACTACTACAGCTTATCCATTAACAGCTTCTGCTATTAATGGAACTTTAATACAAACATTTACTGCTACAGCTAACGCATACACTTTTTCTATATACATTCAGCGAGTAACTGGGACGGGTAATATAGATATTACAGTGGATGGAACGACCTATGCTACTCAAACAACAACTGGCACATGGACAAGATTTACTATCACCACAACGCCTGCGGCTGGTTCTAAAACTGCTGGTATTCGTCTGGCTACTTCAGGTGATGTTGTTAATATCTGGGGCGCACAACTGGAACAACGCTCCGCTGTAACTGCCTACACACCCACAACCACCGCAGCCATAACTAACTACATACCCGTATTAATGACTGCACCTGCTGGTGTACCTAGATTAGACTATAACCCTACTACAAGTCAGGCGTTGGGGCTGTTGATTGAAGAGGGTAGGACTAATTTGGCTACTTATAGTAGTGATTTTAGTAATGCGGTTTGGATTAAGACGGGTAGCACAGTAACGTCTGCGGCTAATATTGCTCCTGACGGTACTTTAACTGCTAGCCTTTTTGTACCCTCCAGTGGGTCATTTACTACCGCAACATCTCGTGTATTACGCAGTGTAGGGGGTGGTAGTATTGGTGTAACAGATACTGTTAATATTTATGTCAAATATGCGGGACGACAATGGGTTTACCTTGCAGCCCCTGAAGCAAATAGTAGTAATGATGATTGTTGGTTTGACATTTTAAATGGTGTGGTTGGGACAGTAAGGTCTTTGGCGTTAAATCCTACCATTACATCTGTTGGAAATGGTTGGTATAGAATATCAGTAAGCTCGCTTAATATAAGTACAGCAAGAATTTTATATTTATCGTCAGTTGATGCAAATACATCTGCGGTAGTTACAGGCAACGGCTACTCAGGCATCTACATTTGGGGCGCACAGCTTGAAGCTGGTTCTTTTGCAACATCGTATATACCAACAGTTGCTTCAACCGTAACTCGTGCTGCTGATGTTGCCAGCATGAGTGGGACTAACTTTAGTAGTTGGTATAATATTAGTCAGGGGAACTTATATGTTGAAGCGTGGAGTCCTTATGCAACTGGGGCATTATGGGGGATTTCAGCAAGTCTTGATGATGGTGTTTCTAATTATGGCAATATTTATACCATTAGGTCTGGGGCTACTATATTTGCTGCTTCAAATGGTACTGCAATCAGTGTGGGAAGTGCTCCGGGGGCATCTCCATATAAAGTTAGTTTATCTTATAAAGCCAGTCTCTATGCGTCAGGGGTTAATGGGGTAATAACTACAAATAGTACATTAACAAGCGTATCTACAACTATTAATAAATTGAATATAGGCACTGCTTATGGGTCATCAGCTCCTTTAAATGGATGGGTACGAAAACTCTCTTACTACCCTGTGGCTCTTTCATCTTCCAACCTTGTGGCTTTGACATCATGAAAAGACTAATACTAACAAGTCCCACGGGGCTGACATTTGACCAACTGACACCTGAGCAACAAGCGGGTATTAGCTCGGTATTTGCTCAGTATATTATGCCAATGCCGGGTACAATCAGCTATGGTACGGAAACGTATACAATCACTACACCTGATCCTGAGTCTACAACAGATGCACCATTACCCGACATTATCACAGTGTACACAGGCTTATCAATCTTAGACGCAACAACAACCGATAACTTTACTGTTGAAGCAATTACAGCACTGGGCTTGCCGTTTACCGTGATGGGCATGTGGCAGTGGGAGGGCAATAGTGATAGTCCATTAGTTGAGCTTGAGCCACTAGACCCTAGCTTTATTAATTACTTACCTGAAGGCTCTATTTTACATATTCCTAACAACTGGGCTGGCTGGCCTGAGGTGATCTTATGAGTACACTAATTGGAACAGCACCCGACCAAGTGTCTGTCAATGGGATGTTGGGCAAAGCTGCATTTTTAAATCAAGATGTGCCAGTATCAGGTGCGTTAAAAACTATCCAAACAGCTCCAACCATAGCCAGTGCTACGACTATTGCGCCTACTGCACTTATTACGTTTGTGTCAGGCATTACCAGCATAGCAACCATTACACCGCCTACAGGCTTACTGACAACGGGTGGGCAGATTACAATTATTCCTACGGGTATTTTTGCAACGACTACGGCAGGCAATATAGCTTTGATTACAACTACTGTAGTCAGTAGGGCATTGATTATGACATACGATGCTGTTACTACTAAATGGTATCCTAGCTACTAAAGGTGGATAAAAGATGTTTGGATTTTCATCATTTGCTGAATCAGCATTTTGCGTTTCTCCTGCTGAAATAAAAGGCTTAAATTATTCTTTAACTGGTTCTTATACCTATACAGGGCAGTCAGCAGATAAGATAGGTAGCACCATATTAGTTGCCAATAATGGTACATATACCTACTCAGGGCAATCAGCAGATAAGACAGGTAGCACAATATTAACAACAAACTATGGCACATATAGTTATGTTGGTGTTGATGCGCTAAACAATAAAAATAGTTTAATTGTTGCATCTAATGGTACTTATGCCTACACAGGACAATCAGCTGAAGCATTTTTACACAAAGTTATATTGGCTGAAAATGGTGTGTATTCGTATGCTGGACAGACATCAATAATGCAACATAACACATTGATTTCATCTAACTATGGAACTTACTCTGTAACTGGTGTTAATGCAGATATTGGTCTGTATTTGGGAACTTGGCAGTTTGAATATGTGCCGCCTATTATTTGGGAAATAGAATGAACTATAACGACATTATAAACTTAACGCTTGGCTACGCTGATCGGCAAGATTCAGAAGTAACTTCTCGTATGGATAATTTTTTGCGTGTTACAGAAGCAAGAATTAACCGCACATTAATGACGTTAGATATGTCTAGTCGGGCTAAGACTGCAATGAGTTCAACGCTTGAGTATTATCCGTTACCAACAGACTATTCTGTTATGCGATCTATCAAGGTCATTGACAATACTAACTCAACAAGTCGAGTGACCTTGCTACAAGTTAATCCTGAGCAGATGGCTAACCTAGTTAATAACGGTGAGACACAGTTTCCTTGTTATACGGTTATTTCTGGAAATATTCATGTGCAACCTTTTTATGACTCTGACCATTCATTAGAGATAGATTATTTTAGAACTTTGCCTCCACTGTCTACTGACTTAACAACTAACTGGCTGTCTGAGTCTAATCCAGATGCTTATGTGTTTGGTTTGTTGGTTGAGATTAACAGCTTTGTTAAAGACGCTGAAGCCTCACAGCTTTGGGATGGACGCTTTCAACAAGCAATGTCAGAGATAACTTTAAACGATGCTAAGTCCACTTGGTCAGGCACTTCACTAACCACTTTTGCAGGATAATTATTATGGGCTTAGAGACAGGTTCAACCATAGCAAGTTTTATTACATCAAACCCAACTTCATCTGACCCAGTCAATCAGGGAGATAACCATATAAGATTGATAAAGTCGGTGTTACAAGCGCAGTTCCCTGGTGCTGGTGGAAATGGGTTTAATACGGCAATTACAACAACTGAGGCTGAGTTAAATTCACTTCATAATAGTGGTATTGAAAACCTTGTTACCAATGTACATGGAGATGCTTCCGGCAATGTGGGGATTGGGACGAGTAGTCCTGTGGCTAAATTAGATGTATTTGGCGGCGCTGGCGCGGCTGTTTCTGTTGTTCGTGCGGCTTCAGGGCAAAATGCGTTTTTCTCTGTTATTGGAAATGGAAATTCCTTTTTATCCAGTTCATTCGACATTATTCAAGATAGTTCTAATTTAGCCTCAATTGTACAAAGAGCTAATGCGGCAATGGCGTTCAGTACAAACAACACAGAACGTATGCGCATCGACTCCTCCGGCAACGTACATATTAATGGAACAACATTACTTGCAGACGCAGGGTTTATGTTTGCTTCTGATGGTGGTCAAGACACAGGTATTTCTTGGGCATCTGATGGTGTAATGAATGTAAGATGTAATGCAAGTACCGTTGGACAGTTTAATAGCACTGGTTTTACAGGCAACTCAGCAACGGCTACTTATGCGCCTTTAATATCAGGAACAGCAGTTACAGCGTCAGGCGCAACGGTATCATTTACAGGTATTCCTAGTTGGGCAAAAAGAATAACCGTGCTTTTAAGTGGCGTTGTTACTGTTTCTAGTGGGTTGCCAGCTATAAGAGCAGGGGCAGGAAGTTATGAAGCGACAGGATATAGCTCTACAAATAATGCTATAGGGACTAGTTCAGTCACCAGTACTCTAAGTGCAACAACTTCTTGGGATTTAGCAAATGCTGGTGGTAGTTCAAACGTATATTCAGGGCAGCTAGTTATAACAAGATTGGAAGGTTATTTATATACCATAGCTGGACAGGTTATGTATGGTACAAATGGTTCCACTGCACTTACAACAGGTTATAAAACTTTTTCTGGAGATATAAGCCAATTACAACTGCGTATGTCAACAGGAGCTGACACGTTTAACGGCGGCACAATTAACGTAATGTACGAGTAATCCTAATGCCACTATTAAAATTAAATAGTTTAGGCGCTCAAAACATAAACTTTGATCTTGAGCCGTGTGATTTACCAGTTAATACCTTAACTTATGGTACTAATTACAAACTAGTAAACGGTAAGATTAGAGCTACTAATATGTCCTACACATTGGCAATTCCATCAGCCAACTTCAAGGCTGGACTTATCATGACAGTCCTTGGCGAGAGCGGCAACTTCTATCTGCTTCTTGGACAAAATAGTCCGAGTGGCACACAAGTTGCCTGGGTGTACAACGGCACAGAATGGACTGATATATCTCAAGTTGGTGCTTATACTGGTATCAGCGCAGGAGGTGAGTTGCTATGGACAGGGTGCTTGTTAGGCAACATACCCATTGTTAATAATGTCCAAGATTATCCTAACTACTGGTCTCCACAACAAACCGCACAGAAACTTCAACCCCTCAACTTTAAAGCTGGTCAGACTTGGCAGGCACACGGACTCAGCGCCAAAGTAGTACGCTCTCACAAGAACTTCCTGTTCGCCCTTAACCTCCAGCAGTCTGCAACTGTCTTAGCTACTAGTTATCGTTGGTCACATCCTGCTGATATTAACGGGCTTCCTTATACATGGGATGAAACAGATTTAGCCGCTATTGCTGGTATTGCCAGTGTTGGCGGTGACATGGGCGACCTAGTGGATGGCATGACATTGCGTGATAACTTCATGCTGTACTCACAGCGTGGTATTAGTGTACTTTCTTATGTGGGTGGTGAATTTGTATGGGCTAGAAATGTACTAACCACCAGTTATGGTCTATTGGCTAAAAACTGCGTAGTTGAGAGCAAAGGATACCATTACTTTTTAACAGACGGAGATATTTTAAAGACTGATGGCAATAGCTTTGTGTCTGTTTTGCATAACCAAATGCAGACGCAGTTGGTCAATAATATAGACCCGACTTATTACATGAACTCGTTTGCCTTTTCCAATCCTATTACAGAAGAGATTTGGTTTTGTATTCCACAGGTTAATAATACGCTGCCTAACATAGCGTTTGTTATTAATACCCAAGACGATCTCGTATCGATGCGGAGTATTCCAAACACAACAACTAGTTTAGCGTTTGGTCCTAACTTACAAGTACCAATTCTATGGAGCAATGTTCTTGGCGATTGGAATCAGGTCGCCAATAACTGGACGTATGACCCAACATCAATCTTCTCTCGCACTATCGTATCAACTAACAATGTTAATAGCGCCATTATCTCTTTAGAGTTAGATGATGCGACTACTACCCAAAATACGATACTGGAGCGTACAAGTTTTCCAGTAGAGGGCCAAGAGGTGGTGATAACTACACAGAGTGTGTTTCCACATATAGTTTCACAAGCGCCTGTCTTGATTCAGCTTGGTTCTCAGCAGTTTGTAGCTGGCCCCATATCTTGGAAAGCACCTGTATCATTTGACCCTAATACCATGCGTAAAGTAGATATTCGGACGACTGGCAAGCTACTCTCATGGCGTATTTATTCTACCGGTACGTTACCTTTTACCTTAACAGGACTCGACATTCAGTATGTCGTGAATGGGGTTAGATAATGGAACAACCCCCAGCTAACACCGATACTCAACTGACTGAATACCTGTTTAGACAGCTATCAGCACTTGAAAACAAGTCACTGCAACTGGGTAACTTAGAAATGCTAACCGCACTACCAGCACGTCCTGTGGTAGGTAAAGTCTATTACTTCAAGAATATTATCTTACCAACCATCACCGATGAGGGTGCGTGGATTTATAAAACAACTGGTGTATGGACGTTACTAGGATGAGTTTAAAAGTACAGGCAATTCATACTAATTACGTCAATCAAACATGGCCCTATGTAGAACACTTTATCGAGTCGGCCTTGTCCTATTCAGCTGGTGACTATGATACAGCAGAGATCAAAGTCATGCTAACACAAGGCAACTGGCAACTGATTATTGCCACTGACGAGAATGAGAAAGTACATGGTGCTTTGGTTGTATCGTACTTCAATCGACCCACTAACCGTGTGGCTTTTGTGGTTGCTATTGGTGGCAAGTGTGTTTCTAATCGTAATACTTGGGGGCAATTTGAGGACATTATTCGACAAAATGGTGCAACTTATCTTGAGGGTTCCGGTCGTGAGTCAATCATCCGATTATGGAACCGTTACGGTATGACACAGAAATATGTAGTAACAGGTAAATCACTCAATAAATTAGGAGAATAGCATGTCAGGTGGTGGAAATTATAGTGAAAGTAGTGCAAATAATCAAAGTAATTTTAATCAGAGAATACCAAAATGGCAGTCTGATGCGCTTACCAAAATGTATAAAGCAGCAGCAGGAACGTTTGGTAATACTGGTAATGCAATAAATGCACAAACGCCAGGTGTGCAAAATTACATCAATCAAACCAATCAGTCGGCAATGCCGGAGTGGCAGAGCCAGTTAAATGGTGGTGTTTATCAGGGTATGGATAATGCTAATGCCTTGTCTAATTCACTTCAACAGTCTTTAAATAGTCCTACCAATACGCAAAACATCTATGGTCAGATGATGGGCGGTAATGGCAACAACTATGCGGATGCAATGAAGGCTGGTTATACGGCAGATGCCAATCGTGCTACCGATAACATGCTGGCTAACCTTGACTCAAGGGCTGCGGCTTCTGGTATGTCGGGTGGTTCAAGGCATGGTGTCGCAACATCACAAGGTATGTACGACATTAACAGTAATCTGCAAAAGAATCTTGCAGATACGGGTTACAACACGTTTGATAAAGACCTACAGAATAAACTAGGAATTGCTCAACAGGCAGACCAAGGAACTCTTGCACGTCAGCAAATGATGTCAGGCATGTTGGGCGCTCAACAAGGTGTACAGACTGGTGCATTAGGGCAAGGGCAGAACATGCAAAATCTAGGCATGGGATCATTTGCACCCGGCATGATGCCTTGGCAAAACATGAGCAATTATGCTAATTCTATTGGTTCACCGACTGTACTTAGTTCAGGCAGCAGTTCTGGTAATAGTAGTGCGATGGGTATGGGCGCTGGTGGTGGAAAATGATCTACGATGACTTAACTAGCTTTCTGAATTGGTGGTTCAGTAATGGTAGACCGCTAAATATACCCCTTGATGATCCAATTTATACCTATAAAGATGATCTAGGAAAAACAGTCACACTTTTTAATGTCTATCGAAGTGATGTCTATCAAGTTCAGTTGATTCATGTGCCGCCTAATACTGAAATAAAACTGCATGTTCATCCGAATATGGATAGTTATGAGGTTTTCAATTCTGGCGATGTAGTCTTTGAAAATAATGGTCAGTTTTATAGCTCAGAGATGGAAGGTTCAATGATGCCTATCAGGATACTACCTACCTCATGGCATGGTGGTGTTTTTGGTAAAGCTGGCGCTACCTTTTATTCAGTTCAAAAATACATCAATGGCACTCTACCTTCTAGCGCTGGCGAAGAATGGTACGGTGCTGATGGCTCAACGCAATACAAGGTGTAAGTTATGTGGGAACAATTAATACCAATGTTGTCTGGATTATTTAAGAGTGGAGCAGGATCGGCTGGAGCAAGTGGCGGTGGATTAATGGATTTATTAAGTAAGGGCAGCAGTAAAATGGGTGGTGCTAATAGCGCAATGTCGGGGCCTGTGCCTGGCGCAAAATTACCACAAAACTCCTTAAACCAAGCCCTCACTGGATCACCAACGTCTACCAATCCAATGATGTCATCGACAATAGGGGCTGGCTCTGCGCCTCCTAGCATGGGTAGTGGTGGCGGTGGTAAGAAATGGGAGAAGTGGGCTACCCCACAAGATACTTCTGCTGGCTTGGTTGCAGGACAACCTAATGACCCCATGTATGGGCAGATGATGCAACAGGTTATGCAAGGTCAAAATCAACAGCAACCACAAAGACAACCAATGAGTGCTGCTGGCGTATTTCAAATGCCTAAAATGCCTGGTGCAGTTCATCCAAATGCAACATGGGATACTTTACTTAGAATGCTTTCTGGAGGTGGCTAATGGGATTTTCAATAGCAGAGATGCTGAGTGGCAATATCGTTCAGCCGCGACCAGTTGCACAGGACAATAGCAGTGCTGGACTCGGGCAGATGTTAAGTTTCCTTATGAACTCTAATCAACAGCCGGTAGCTCAAGTTGCTAAGCCAGAAATGCCTAGCCTCAGCGAGTTAGCGGCTATCTCAGCCGGACGCAGGAAAGAGAAACAGCAAGCTGATGCGACTGAGCAGATGAGGCAGTTGATCGGTACTCGTCCAGTAATGGGTGTTGATAGTGCTGATCCAGTATTAGCGAATGGCTTGCCGGGTACTGGGTATCTAAGAGGCGATATGCCTGATAGAGAATTTGCAGCTAGATTAGCGGCTAATCCTGACCCTAGTATGGCTATACATGGCTTATCTATGATGGCTGAACAAAACAAGCCAAGAACACAGGCTCAACCTTGGACTGGTGGAGTTAAAGGCGATCCATTAATGAGGCAGCAAAATATCTTTGGGCCAAATAATGAAGTAGTCCCTGTAGGCGATCCATATCGTGCCTTCCTAGATCAGACTTCCTATGACAAACCTATTATCGTTGGCAGTGGACAAGATGATGAAGGACTCGGTGGAGCCTTCCCCCCAAAGTCAATCGTTCAAATAAACAGTCATGGTAAGGTAGATGTTGTAAAGACAGCACCTGAAAAAATTACTAATACTATAGATACTACATCAGGAATAAAAACCGAAACAAATAACTTTACAGGAGAAACAAAGACTCAAAATCCTACCGCTGAACAAGTAAAATCATTAGGAAACTCAAGGCTTTCAAATGAGATAAACAAGCAATATGATGAACTTATTGGCACTGGTTTTGATCCATCTGCACCCATTACAAGCTCAACTATTGTTAAAGCAAAGCTAGGTGAGGCTATTCAAGGTTCAGATAACCCACTTATATCAACAGTTGGCTCTAGTTTAATACCCGATGGACAAAAGGCTTATAACAACATCAAGAAAACATGGGCTGAGAAAAACTTGCGTGATGAGTCAGGTGCATCTATTGCGCCTAGTGAATATAGCACAAAGTTAAGAATATACTGGCCTGAGCCTGGCGATAGCAAAGAAGAAGTTATGCGTAAGGCAGAAAGAAGAAGAGTGGCTGAAGGCATAGCTGGTTCACAAGCTCCGGCTGGCACGTCAAAAACAATACAACCTAAAATTATTCATACCATTATAAAAGACGGCCTATCTATCCATATTGGTGAAGATGGAAAATATTATGTGGAGCAATAGCTATGGCGCTTAAAGAATTAACTAATGAGGAAATAGTTAAGTTGGGCTTACAACCCCATACCAGAATAGATAATGCAATACAGTCTGCCTCTAATGATACTGGGCTTGATCCAAGAGTAATTAAACAAGTAGCTATCCATGAATCAAGCCTTAATCCAAATGCAGTTTCTCCTACTGGGCCACAAGGAGTTATGCAGTTAAGTCATGCAGCCGCTGTTGATTCAGGAATCAATCCTGACCAACGATTTAATCCTGAAATTAATATAAGCGGAGGCGCAAGATACTATAAACAACAGCAGGATAGGTTTGGTAAAGATAGAGCATATTCTGCCTATCATGACGGGCCAAGCTCAGTTTCTTCTGGAAAACCTATATCAAAAGAAGGTAGCTGGATGCCACAAGTTAAATCACTTAAAGAATTAACCCCAGATCAGCTTAAAGTTTTGGGCATAGAAACACCTACGCAACCAGCAGTTGGACAGCTACCTCCAATGACGTTTGTTGAGGGAATTGGTAAGCCTATGGCACATGCCGCCAATGCTATAACTCAGTTATTCGGTAATGATTTTCTTGGGGATACATCAGAAATTGACCGAAAAGCGCCACCTACAGGCGCGTCTATGGCTGGTGAGCTTGTTGGGTCAGTTGCATCTGGATTGCCACTTATATTATCACCTATGACTTATCCTGCATTAGCTGGAACAGGTGCGGCCTATTCAGCATTAACGACAGAAGGCGGCTTAAAAAATAGATTAACAGCAGGGGCAGAAGGTGGCGCATTAGGGGTGGCTGGCAAATATGCAAGTAATCTTTTAGGCGTACTTGGAAAAGTAACGCAACCTTACACAGAAAAAGGCCGTGATATTGTCATGGGCAGAATATTGCGTAATGCAATCAATAAAGGTGATGGGGCAAGTCCAGGCAGTGTAAATTTAGATGATCTATTAGCAAGGCTTGAAGGTAACAATAATTTGGTAAAAGGTTCTATGCCAACGGTTGCAGAAGTTGCAGATAGCGGTGGTTTAGCGGCACTACAACGATCAGCAGAAGCGGCTAATCCTGAAGCCTACGCATTTAGAAGAGCGCAGAACGCAGCCGCTAGAGATTACTCATTAAGTGCATTAGCGCCTGATGCTGGACTATTAGCCAATAAACGAGCGTTAAAAACAGGGCCACTGTATGACCTAGCAAAATTAGGAACAATACCACTTGATGATACCTTTGCAGGGCTAATGAAGCGCCCATCTATGAAAGCATCTTGGAACAAGGCACAAGCAATAGCGGCAGAAAATGGTAAAACACTCCCTAATCTTTATGATGATGCTGGTAATTTATTGCCTGATATAAGTGGCGATAACTTACACCATTTGAAGTTAGGCTTAGATTCTATGATCTCTGATCCCAAGAACCCTCTTTCTGCTGTAGAGGGCGCAGCGATGAAAGGAACAAGAAACGCATTTGAGACATGGAGGGAAGCTGTTGCTCCTGATTATGCGGTGGCACAAAAGGCATACAAGGACGCTTCTGGGCGTGTCAATAGGGCTGAAATAGGAAGTTACTTATACGACAAGGCCAAGCCAGCACTTAGTAATTATGGCGGCAATGACAGCATGGAAACAGTCACGCAGTTAGCAAGAGCTATTAAGTCAGGTGATAAAACAGCGGTAGCGGCTACAGGTAGGAAAAATGCAACCCTTGCTAATACGATGACAAAGCCACAACTAAAGCTGCTTGATCGAATCACTAATGATATGGCTAGGGTAAGAAAAGCCGATACTCTCGGACGTGGCCCTAATAGCAATACAGCACAAAACTTGATATTTAATGATATGGTTGATTCCACTGGTGGATTTGGAATAGCTGGTAATTTATTGAGCAAAATACCAGGTGCAAAAGCAGTTAGTCAGTTTGCTAATGCTCCGGCTGAACTATCACTAAGACAGTCACTTGCTGATGCTATGTTAAATCCTAAAAAAGCAGCGCAACTGATGAGATTGCCTAATGAAAGGCAAGGTATATCAGGATGGAGTGGAAAACAGGCTGATAACTTAATTAAGTTATTACTGGATACTTCTATCGGCTATCAAGGCAACTAATATGACACTTGAAGAGATCGTCAATAACCTAAAGTCTGCCGGACAAGATTACGGTCAGTTGTTTAATAATAATCCAAGGATGGATAGTTTTGCCAGCGTACTGCAAAAAGGTGTAGGTCAATTAATTCCCAGCAATGCCGACTTTAAATCGCCCGAAGCTATGCGTGATTGGGGTACGGCTGCGGCTTTAAATGCGCCAATGGGGTTAAGCTCGCTTAGTAATCCAGCCATGAATAAAATAATAAAAGAACTGGAGGCGAGTAATAAATCAACAGTTCCAAAAATCCCAACTGGGAACGTATTTAACAATAGTTTAGGAGAAATACCATTAGATACGAGACTGAAAGCGGACAATTATTTCTCTGGCACTAATCAGCCTCAACAGATCAATATTTCCGATATTGTTCCTACTCAAAAAAACATTACATTAAATAATCTTAAAGGCGTTAATAATATTGAAGACCCAGTTAATGCAGTTATGATGAACGGTAAGTATTATTTAACTGATGGTCATCATAGAGCTTCTCTTGCTAATTTAAATAATGAAAAAAGTATTTCAGCTAATGTTTTTGATGGAGAAAAAATAAACCCTAATCTCAATTTTGAGCTATTGAACAAACACTTATCAGGAAAAGGATTGACGCCAGAAGAAATGGCTTTATATGAAGCTAATGGTGCAAAGATGGAAACGCCACAGTTGCAAAGATATAACTTAGATAATGCTAATGCACAGGGTGGAAGTCCTGAGAGCAGGTCTAAATATTTGTATGATTCGTTTCATGGAACACCCGTCTTGAACCAAATAGGAGGTGAGTTAAAAATAGGAGGGATGCACGCTAATAGGTCAAATGGTGCAGCTTATGGAGAAGGTATTTATTCAAGTAATAGACCACATACAGCATCAACATATAGTAATTATCGTCAAGAACCACCAGGAGCAGGAATTATTCCATTAAAAATTGATAAAGAAGATTTTTTAAATTTGCCTGCACTTAAGGAAAGCGACAAAAATCTACTTGGAAAATATGCAAGCAATTCTATGCTTCCAAGTGAAAGAGCTTATAAGATGATAGGCCAAGAAAGAAAAGAATTTAAGAGCCTTGAAGATGCGAGAGAATTCTTTTCGCAGAGGCAGAAAGATTGGGAGCATTTCGCAGATGGCTATGACAGAGCAAAACCTACTGCATCAATGGAAAATGGAACGCCTATTGTGGATTTTATAAATTACAATTCAGATATACCAATAAACACCCCTCATGAAGCGTTTTCATTAATGGTAAATACAGGATGGGATGGAGTAAAGGAGCTAGGTTATAAAGGTCATACAATGCACCAAGGAAGTGGAGAAAACTGGGATGTCACAAATGATACCAGTAAAATACGCTCCCGTTTCGCAGCATTTGATCCACTCCGAAAGAATAGCTCAAGTTTGTTGGCCAGTGGCTTACTAGGCTCCTTATTGCTCAAACAAATGAATCAAGAAAGCAGTCAACAATAGTTTGCGCTAATAGGGAGTTACCGAAATAACTCCCGTTTTTTATTATTGGCGATCCTGCCCATCTAACAATATCATATTAGTTGAGAAAGTATTGTACCGTTCCTGACGCATTTGTTCCTGAGCATTAAGATTAGCCGTATAGTCAGCTTGCCTTTGTTCCTGAGCCTGACGCTGTTGCGAGAACAGTTGTTGTTGCATGATATTAGTTTGTTGCTCCATGTAATCGTCACAAGCAAGGGCTGAGGTTGAGATTAGTAATAGTGCGATAAATGTTTTCATTAGTTTTTCCTATATATAAAGAGTAAAAAACACAAATTTAGTGTGCGCCTTTTTACCGCGCAATGCGACTTTTTACCACGCAAAATCGGATTAATGTACGTTTTTATGTACGTTTTGTAAAAAAACATATATAAATCAATGACAGAAGGGTAATTTAGAGTTACCCATGATGTCATGTGTGCCGCTGTCTACCGTTAAAACGTACATTAATTAGGCTATAAACGGACATAAAAACCCCTTTATTTTGGATTAATGTACGTTTTAATGGATGTTTTTTTCAGA